AGTAAATAATTTAAATTAATCAAAGCAATTAGGAGTTTACTCACTTATAATCTCACTTCGTTCGATTATGTCGTTCACTTCGTTCACTCTAACTCGCTTCGCTCGTGGACAACTCGTACCTCGTTGTCAAGGCTGTTAATAGTTAATATATCAGTCAAGAGAAAATAAACTATTTTTTTCGAAAATAAATCGTATTCTCTTGTCAAAAAACTTTACTTAAGGTAAATAGATTTGTTTAAATCAAGAAAAAATGTTTTTTAAAATATAAATTGATTATGAAAATATGTTCAAGATGTAAAATGAAAAAATCTATAGAAGAATATCGCAAAGGTAGATCTGAATGTAAAGAATGTAGTAGATTAGCTGAGAAAAAAAGATATCAAAAACAAATTGAAAAAATGAAAAATTTAAATACTATGAAATGTAAACATTGTAAAAAAATAAAACCAATATATGATTTTAGTAAAGGACAAAGAAATTGTATAGAATGTAATAAAAAATATAGAAAATCTAAATTAAACAAAACCAAAATTAAAAACGATGAACTTATAATACAATGTAAGACAAAAACACCAGTAAATAATTTTTATAAAGGTAAATTCTCCAAATGTTCTGATTTAAATAGTTCAGAGCGTATTTGTCCAAAGTGTAAAAAAATAAAATCTAAAAAAAGTTTTTTCAAAAACACTTCTCATTGTAAATCCTGTAAAAATAAAGAAAAAGAAGAAAGAAGAATTAGACGTTCTAAATTAAAAAATTTTAAATGTACAAATTGTAATAGATTAAAAGATATTAAAAAATTTTATAAAGACTGTTCAATTTGTATATCTTGTATGAAAAAAAATATAAAAGTACGAAAACAAAATAGAATAAAAATGATAGAAAATATATGTAAAATTTGTAAAAGTACAAAACCAGGAAATCAATTTTTATATTCTGCAAATATATGTAATAAATGCTATACACAAATACGTAAAAAAAAATATAGAAATTTTCAAGAAAACCATCCTGAATATTATTTATTTAGAAATGCCCGTAGAAGGGCAAATAAAAAAAATTTAGATTTCAACCTAACTATTGATTATGTAAAAAGCCTATTTCCAGAAAATAACATTTGTCCTTTATTAGAAATACCAATGCAGGTTGGTAAAGAAACAGTTTTTTATAATTCTTTTACATTAGATAGAATAGATCCAAATAAAGGATATATAATGGGAAATGTATGGATCGTATCATGTAAAGCAAATGTATCTAAAAATAACGCAACATTTTATGAATATAAAAATATAGTTGAAAATTTAAAAAAATTCTCAATTAATATAGATAAAACTCCAAATAAAAAATTAGAGGTAAGTTTAGGATCTGTTCTTTATAGTGCTAAAATGAGAGCCGAAAAATATAATTTACCATTCAATATAGATAAAGAATATTTAAAAATAATTTATCCAGCAAACGGAATGTGCCCAGTTCTAAATGTAAAACTAAAAAAAGGTATTAATAAATTAACATCCACATCTCCAACCTTGGATAGATTTATTCCAAAATTAGGTTACGTAAAAAATAACGTGTGGTTTATATCATATAGAGCTAATGTTATAAAAAATAATTTAACTATAAAAGAAATGGAATTATTATTAAAAAATTGGGGAGAAATATTACAATCCAAATAATTCTATAACTTCATTTGGAGATACATCGGTTTGTTTGTTAACCCAACCTCCTTTTTTAAGTAAAACATCAATAATAATTTTACAATTTTGAGATGGGATGGTTAAATCTTCATTAACATTTGTGGAAGTTATTGTTAATACTCCAGTTGTTTGGTTCATATATGCACCTAAAAGCGCATCAGCGATTATGCCATAGCCATACCCATCCTCATACCCATCCAATTGTTGATTTAAGCTGGCTATATAAACATTAAATCTAACTTGATCATTACTTAAAGCGGTAGATTGTACATAAGAACAATCCGCAAATTTAGCGGCTGGATATCCATAACTCGTAAACCCATTAGAACCAGGTTCTTCAGCTGCAAATACACTAAAAACATCTATACTTTTATTTATCATTACCTCATCAGGTAAAGTTAATATAATTTTTTTAGATTCAAAATCTATCTTATGATTACTTCCGTCTGGAGCTAATATCTGCCCACCATCTCCAATCATTAAATTAGGAGTAAATAATATATTTTCTCCACCTTTACATGTATTACTCTTTTCTAATAATCCACAATAAAACTTTTCAGGATCTGAACAATCATTTATTGTAGGTCCAGTTAAGTTAGTAAATGTACAAGGAAGTAATCTTCCTGTACTATGTACTTTAACATATTCTTCTCGCCATGATGGAGAGATATCTAATCTAAAATTAACATCTACAAATGGAACGGTAGTTAATGCTGATTCATTTCCAGGAATGTTAACTGGAACGGGATACCCATACCACAATTTTTGATACGCATCAAGTGTAGTGTAGTAAGTTGAGGTGGGCTGAGGATTATATATTCTCGCATAACCTTCTCCACAAGAATGATAACCATCATTTCTTCCATTTAGATTTTCTACATATAAACATAATCTTTCAAAAGTAGCACCATAAGGTAATATTACGCTTTGATCTTTTGTATATAATCCATTAATTGCGGCTATATCGGAAGCATCTACAACTCCATCTCCATCTACGTCCGCTCTTATTATTTCAAGAGCCGATATAGTTCCAGCGGCTATTTTTGCTTGAGTTGTGGCATTATTTATATCTTCTCCTAATAAAGCATTTGCTCTTTGAACGTCATCATATGAAACATAACTATCGCCATTTAGGTCACCGTAACCATCAATACATAAATTAGTTTTATACACATAATATTGGTTTGAATTAGCGTTTGCTGTGTTTGGAGTAAAGACAGACCCAACCAAATTATATAATTTCAAAGCTGCGTCTGGATCAACAATACAGAATTCATTTGATGATGTTAATCCAATATATTTTTGAGTTCCGGTTAATGTTGCGGAGCTTTTATTATTTATATCGTAAGAACAACCTAAAATTATTGGATCTTCTGTAGATTCAAGAGAACTTTTTTCGGAACTTGTTAATGAGCTTAATTCGGCTTTATTTGTTACTTGGGAATAAACATTTCCGCCGGTTCTTTCGTCTTGAGTGATAGTTATAAGATCATTTATAGATTGAGCTACGGTATAATTTAATACATCTTGACCATTATTAGCAAAACCAATTCCATCTTCAACATAATCATAAGTTACTCCGGTATTTGAATTTACTGCTGTTTTATCTATAGATAAACTATTTCCAGCATCATACCCCATACCATCGGCAGCTTTTAAAGCGTCAGAGTATACTTCAAACCACATGTCTTGAGTTGTATCATCGGTCCATGACGTTCCATTAAATTGAGAATATACAGAATTTTCAGCAAAATCTCTACCTGTTAATGTGAATATAGTTCCGGTAGATGCATCTCCAGCTCTTTGAATAGTAACTATGTAATAATTATTCTTTAAGATACCTGTGTTTGTATATCCTCCAACTTTTGTATTTGTAAATACAAAATCTATAGGTTGGGCTACATCGGTTAATGTTATACCTTTTTGAGCTAAAGTGTTTTGAGTTATAACTATTTGAGCTAAGGCTGTAGGTTCTGGATCAAAATCTATAGCATCATCTGGAGTAACATCGGTAGGGCATGATACGGATGTTTGTAAAGCATGTATACTTAATATTATGTTTCCGGACCAATTAAAATATTGACTTGATGGCACGGAAAGATTTCTTTCTACTCCTAATAATACTCTAACTTTTTGAATATTTGTTACTTTAGCTTTAAATTTTTGACCAAATCTTGTTGAAATATCATTTGCAAGAGATTTTTTATTTAACCATGTTGTATTAATATTTAAAGAATCAACACTATAAGAACTACCTATAGCCGCTTGTAATGTTAAAGATAATGTAGTGCTTGGATTTGGTCCTAAACTTTGATCTACAACTTTAAAATCTCTAAAAAATAAATTAGGCTCAAGATTTTGAGAAGCTGTAATTGCATCTCTTGATAATTGCATAGGTAAAGCTTCCTTTATAATAATCTTACCTCCAAGGTCTTTACTGCAATTTTGATTACCCTTAAAATCATTAAACAATAATGTTATTACATTTGTAAAATGTTTTTTACTAACTTGAATCTCGTTTTTATGAAAGTAGAAGAATTCATATTGTAGGCTTCCTTCGAAGTCTAAGCCTATTATACAAATTTTAATAGAGTTTCTTAAGGAAACCTCCGCTCCCGTTAAATTAATTTCTAATTGATGTCCTAGAGACGTATCTGTTGGTTGACCATGAGGAGAGATTCCTCTTCCATCGAAATTGTTACTTGTAACCAGGGCTTGTTGAGCGGAGCTTAAATTTGACGAATCAAATATAACTTGTCTTGTTGGGCTATATGCAATTAAGCCAGAACCGAAAAAATTATTAACGATAGCTGAATTAGAATTTAAATTATGAGTTTGTTCAAAATTCAGGTCTTCTTGGGCTACCATTTGCCCATTTCTCCAATTCATATAAGGTGTTGTAACTGATAATCTTTTTGTCATAATTTTTCCTATCTAATATACTTTATGAAAGCTCTTGAGTTAGCGGGTTTTAAAACATTTATAAGTTTTTCAAAAATTTGTTTAACTCTACTGCTATCATTTATTATATCAAAAGAATCAAAGACTTTTAGAGTAAAGTCAAAAATTCCCGAAACTTTATTTTTTAAAATTGCAAAATCTTCTATTTTTTCATTTTCGTTATCAAAATTTGTAATATAAGTTGTGTATAAATCTTTTACTGTAGGCAATGCAGAAGAAGTATTAGAACTATAATCATTATCAAACGGTTGTCCTGAAATATACACGGGAGCTTTTTTAATATTACTAATTTTTATATTATCTATTCTTCCATTCATAACATTTCCTTTTAGGAAGCTTCCTCCAAAATTTAGTTCTTGGAACTGATCTTTTATTCTAACATTTAAATTTTGATTAGTATTAGGGACTACATTTCCGGCTATATATCCAGAACCGGCAATGAAAGTTCCGGCTTGAAGTATAATTTTTTCTTCTCCATCTATAAATAAATGCATTTCTCCAGCGTTTGTTTTATTAAAATCCCAAGTTGCCATTATTCTATGCCAAGTATTTCTACTCCAAAAAACTGGGGTTTTTAAACTATATACGACATCATTTGCGGTTATAGAAAAAACGCAATTAGAAAATGAATCTTTATATATGGAAAGTCTATCTCCTTCTAATCCATATGGAGTATATACTACTTTTACATTAGTATGTTGTCCGGGTAATGCTTGACCAAGAGTATAAGTTAATTTATCATTTGATAAAGATCCCCCAATAGCATAATTTGTAGATGTTACAGAAGTTTCATTTGCTAATTGTATTGTATAAACATTTTTTGCTCTTACAGGTAATTTAACTGTAGTTTTAGTTAAACTTGTTATTTCTTCAATGATAGATGAATTAGCATCAAACAGATATCTATCCTCATTATCATTTTTGCTATCATAATTTGGACTAAACCAAAATTCTATTGTTCCTGCATTACCAAATAATATAAAATCATTAAAAATTGTATATGGGGTATTTTCTATATACAATGAAGTATCAAAATTACTATTTACACTATTATTAGCTTGTTGAAACTGATCTGAATATCTGCTATACGCAATAGCAGAATTTGTTGGAGGTAAAGTATCCATATGTAACAACAAAGATGTATATTCATCAGGTTCAAATGGTTTATTTCTTAAATAATCTAAAGTTATACTATAATTATTTGAAGGTGTAGGTTCTCCTATTCTTATATCGGTCATAGGAAGAATAATTGATCTAAATTCATCAATAATAGTTTTAGCTGGATTTGTTTTATTTATACTATTACCTATATAAACATCATCTGATACAAAATCAAATGGTATTTCAAGATAAGTAGCATAATCAAAATCATAATATCCTTTTTTTAATATGTAAGGATCTGGAGTATTTCCAGCTTTTTCAAAAATAAATTTACCATTTTGAAAACCGCTTCTTGATATAGATACATTGTATATACTTGCAGTTCCATTAGAGAATGACGCTGGTAAAGAACTTGTTAGTGTTAAATTATGAGCATCATCAACTTTTGATATAATATATGTACCAGCAACTGAAGCTGGAGAATCTATAACAAATGTTTTACCTTCCATACTTGAATAAAAAGTAATAACATTATTTGTTATTGTAGTTCCTGAACCAGAAAAAGATGAGTTGGATATTAATCTATTACTATATCTTATAACAGGAACATATCCATCATTTTCAAGTACAGTTATTTGTTCAGATTCTTTAATTTCAAAACTTGCTATTGGTCTTGAGATATTTATAGCTGTAGCATAAGCATCTATAGAAGTAATTGTTTTAAATTGTTCGCTTGTATCTAATGTACCTACATTTGTAAAAGTTATATTTTCTGAAGTAGATCCGCTCCATGTAGTTCCATTAATTTTAATTATGGGAGATGTTGTAAAATCTATATTATCTCCAGATAAATTAACGGATAATGTTCTTCCTCCAATTTCATTGGAAGGTTGAGTATCTACATTTATTCCAACAATAGATATATCATTACCTACAATTGTTGTAGTTCCTCCGGTAGCCCCATAAGAAGGTCGAGAAGAATTCATCAAATATCTAACTTTATTAACGGGATATATTTTTGTATAATCAAGATTTATTGGCGGAGGTAAATTAGTTCTTATTATACTATCAGATCCTCCCCATAAATACATTCTTTCTCTAATTCTTCTATGGTTTAACCCTAAAGTTCTTATATAAATTTTATCTCCAGCTTTAGCTTCCGATCTTATAACTATAGATGGTTGACCATAAGAGTCTACACTTACAGCATATGCTGGAACTGTAGCTCTAAGCCCTGGAAGTTCTGTTTCGGTAGTTCCATCATATCTTGAAACTAAAAGATTTGATTCATACATAAGTTCTATACTTACTGGAGCTGTCCATTTATTTACAGAATAAGTTCCATTAGTAATTGATATTGGCATAGAAGAACTTAGTTGTAAAGTATGAAAATCTATAACTGAAATAATTGTATAAGATGTTGCAAAACCTTGCTCTTCTATATAGATTGTATCTCCAGCAACTATACCTGCCAATCCAAAATCTACACTTTCACTTGTTACTATAGAACTACCAACTGTTGTGATAAGATCATTAGCAGCTAAAGTATTTTTTGGAACAGTTCCTAAAACTATTTCTGGAACTACTTCTCTAAACTTATTTGATGAAGTTGCTTCTAACTTTCCGCCATATCTAATAATATTTGGAACTTCAAAACCATCTACAAATAAGTGAAGCTCATCTCTTTTATCTTTACTTCCTAATTTATTGCAAAATGCTATATGATGTTGATCTCCAGCTTTCCAATCTGATATATCACTACTTATTTCATAAAATCTTACTCGATTATATTTATCTTTATCAGCAAAAACTCTCATATTTAAATAACCGGAAGCATCTTTATATATAGAAATTCTATTAGAGTCTAAAGCTTCTCCATAATCAAATAAATATCTAATTTCATCTGACATCCAAGAAATACCATCAACATATCCATCATATCCATCATTATAGCCATCATATCCATCTAAATACATATTAAATGTTATCTTATTATTTTGAGTTCTTTTTATATCGGATTGTTCAAAAAGAACATTTCTAACATCATAAAATTCACCGGATGTTTCAATCGTTCCCGAATATGCAGTTCCTTTATTTTCATTTTTTGTTATAATTAACCATTTTTCTTTTCCAGAATCATAATATATAAAAACTCCATTTTTTTGAGTTTTAATATTTTTAGGTAAGCCTATAGAAGTAGGCGTTGTAAATCTTGATAAAGTAAATTTATCAGACAAATCGTAAGTTGGGTTATATGCTGTAGACCCAATATATATTTTATTTGAACTTAAGATATACCCATCTTTTTTTATTTGAAAAGTTAAAGCTGCATCATTATCTAAACCATTCCAATTAGGTATTACCCAAAATTCTGTAGTACCGCCATTAAATTTAAAATGAGATGACATTGATGTTTTTATATAATCATCTTCTCCAGAAAAATAAACACCATAATCCCAAATTGCTGAAAGTAAACTACATCCAGATGAAACAATATCATTTTCATAAAGTCTACTATTTCCAAGAACCCATTCTTGAAATAAAGATTCTATTAATTCAGGTTCTATATGAGATATAATAGCTGCAATATCTTTAATCGCTCCAATTGTTGGTCCACTTGGAAATGTATAAAAACATGCTCTTATAGCATCTCTATATCTCTCTCTATCTAAATCAACATTAAAGTTTTTAAATTCTGGGATTTCTATAGCCGAGCCAAAATTATTTAATAAAGCGTCTCTTAATGCACCATATTTGTATGATACATAATATTCATTTCCTTCAAATACCGTTTGACTTTCTCTAAAGTCTAAACAATTATCTCCATATTCATAACTTAATATTATTTCATCATATAATGCTGTATAATCTATATATAAACCACCATAATCTAAATCTACTATAACTGCTGAATTATCTGCTAATTTTATATTTATAGATATATTAACAGTTTCACCAATTACTGCTGTAGTATCGGATGGTAATGTTATCGTTGATCCAGCAAAACTTCCATCTGATAATGCTGTATTATATAATTCATTATCATTTGAATCTTTTACATATAAAACCGAGTCAATTATAAAATTAGAATTTAATTGAACTTCTGGCACTATAACTGTAAAACCAGCATTTACAGTATTTGATGTTATAAATTCAACAGGGGTTAGTGTTGAAGTAGTAAAGCTTGTAGTAGACCCAATAGCAAAATTTATTGGATTTAAAGATGTGTTCAAATCTGTTGATTCATAAGCACCTCTAACAGATTTAGCATTAACAGGTAAAGTTATAGTATTTGAATTTACTAAAATAGGAATATCTGGATCTGTAGATACATATCTTCTATTTGAATATGAATACTCTAACAAATCTATTTTTGTATCTGAAAATGTATTATAATTATAAGTTTCTACATAAGATTGTTCCCCAGATCTATCTAAAGTACTATAAACTTTATCTACAGATAATATATGATCATAATCTGTTTTTATATATTTAGATTTATAAGAGGCTGATCCTATGTCTGGACTTGCTGTTGAAGATATAGCTAAATATATTATTCCATTTACATAATCAACAACATATTCTCCATTTGATAATAATTTATTAATATTTGTTGTTACAGTTTGTTCTACATCATAATATCTTTCATTTATAAAAATATTATCATCCGAGAAAGTAAGACTTGTATTTATACTTGATGCAACGGCATCTTCCGTACTACAAATAATATCATTATTTAATAAATTTATTTTCCAAATATTTAAACCATGAACATTTGAATAAGAATCATTTTTTATTAAAATTTCGTCATAAATTGATTCAAAAGAAGCTTTTTCTTCTCTTACTTTTACTTTTGCTGGAGGAACATTATAATTAAATTCTACCTTATAATCATCAAATCTATTTATTCTATAAATTTCGCCTGTAGTTTCATTAAATATTCTAAAAACATTTGTTATTGGACCATTTTGAGGTTTAATTGTGCTTGTTCCATATAAATTATTATTTATTCTTTCATCTAAAATCTCTTTATGTATTTGAGATTTGTAATCAACACCATCAACATATACTTCTTGATAATTAAAATCTATTACAACATTTTTATATATTAATTCTCTTTGAGGATTTGCAACAATTTCTCTTAAAGTTTCATCGTATGTATAATCTAAATCTTCTATATATGATTTTTTATATTTATAATTACAAACTGGAGGAAATGGTCCAGTTCCAACATTTTCTTGAGTTGTATCTTCACCGAAAACATAAACCTTACCATTTTCATAATCAACAGCATAATATCCAGGAGCAGATGGTAATTTTTGAGAATTATAAACCATCTCATTTTTAAATGCCGGATGTGTTTTTGAAAATGGTGGGGTAGATTTTGGATCTAAAAAGACAACATCACCAACAGAACCAGCAGTACCATTATTTTTTACTATTTTATCATTTTCTAAAGAAAATATAGTTGCTATTGGAGGACAAACTTCTCTTGTTTGAGTTTTTATTTCATTAACTTCTACAGTTGTAGCATTTACATCTATTCCTGTATTTTTATATTCATAAGCTATTATAACCCTGTCTCCAATTACTGGAGTAATAAAACCATTATCTATAGCTTTTTGACTAAATTTTACTTGATTAGATTCAAGTTGAACAAAAGTAGACGCATTATCATCATATCTTGAATCTTTTATTTGAAAACCATAACTTTCTAAATTATAAGAAATAGATGAGCCAGTTTGATAAATAATAATTATACTTTTTACTTTTGTTACGTTATTATTATTTAAATTTAATATAGTTCCAGTAAAAGTTCCTTTTATATTAGAATTGTTTCCAGTTAAAACCTCTCTATTTACTACTTCTCTTTGAAGCGTAACCGGCTCTTTAGGAAATTCATTTAATTCTATGCTACGTTGTCCAATAAAGTTTGAAGGATATTTACTAACCCTTATTATTTCATATACACCTTCATTTCCTAATCTATCATAAGGTCCTTTACCTCTTGTTCTAAATTCATCATTTTTTATAACAGAAATATAATTATCCGTTTTTAATTGTAATGTTGTATTTCTTAATTTATATAAAGCTTGAGTATTTGCTTCTAATACGCTTCTAACTACAGTTGAATTATCTACATCATATACATTTTTTTTAAAAAATTTTAAAGTTTTTTCAAGTATATCATTTGATGGGTTTCTTGGTCCACTTATTAATGGTTCATTAGTATTACCATCTTCAAGTAAAACATTACCATTTATACTTTTAAATATAATTGTGGATGTGCTAAATAATTTTAATTTATAAATTGCAAATGGAGTTAATGGTAAAACTTTTAATTCTATTTCATCATTTTTTATTGAAATTGATGAAATCGTTCCATTAGGAACATTTAATGATTTTGATATTAAACTAAAATTAGATATACCAATTCTACTATCTAAATTATCATTAAAATATAGTTTTATAGTTTTAGAATCAATTACCGAATATCTAATTAATCTTAAATTTGCCATTACACTTTAATATTTATGTTGTTAGCTTGCATATATTGATTTTTTAGAGCGGTTATAGCTGATGTATTTCCTGTTTTTGTAGAAACATTAAATCTTTCAATAACAATAGAATCTAATCCGTTAACCTGATATGCAACATTTGTTATATCTGATGGATGAAGAGTTGATCCTAAATCCAAATTATTAATATAATTAGATATTTTATCTCCAACATTTTGACCAACAATAATTTTAGTATTTGAAAATTCAGAAAGTACAGATATTGTAGCAGTAATATCAATTAATATTGAAGAAGCTGATTTAATTAAAACGTCAGCCGTTACGGATCTACTACTTTCTATACCTAATGTTAAATCTTCAATTAATTCATTTGTATTATATCTAATACTTATTCTTTCTCCATTTTTAGGAGCTGTGTATGTATATATAGCGGAATATCTATTTCCAGAATTAGGTTGGTTCATTGGAGATATAGTTAACGAACCTTGAATTGTACTTCCTGTTTTAAAACCGCTTGATACTAAAATAGAATCAATATAACCAAATTTTTTATCTGAATATATTGATCCATTTGTAGAGAAACTAATATTTTCTTCATCATCATTTGTAACAACATACATTGTTACTCTTATTTTATCTCCAACTAAAGGTTGATTTGCTACATTTGTTACTGTAGTAGGTAATACAACTTTCGTTGATGATAGTGAAGAATCCTTTACTGTAGTATCTATATCATAAGAATTATCATTTAAAGAATATCCAATTATATCATATTCTTGTAAAACATTTGTTACAACATCATTAGAAGTTTCAACTTTTTCAAAAGAAACAAGTCTTGCTAATTTAATTTTTGAAGATAAAGCTGAAGTTAAACTTAACCCTAATCCTTGTTTTATAGCTAAAGACAAATCTTGGGTTAATCCAGAACTTATACTTGATATTACTACATTTTGTAATAATTTTACTGTTTCACCAGAAATAGTTATTAGTCCAGGTTCTGAAGTTCCCGCAACATTTATATTTAATCTTGTAGGTGATTTCCTTAGATTTTTTGTAACTAAAGAACCTGAATAAATATTAGTTATTGGTTGAGTTCCTATAATTGATGTTGATCCATTAAGAGAAAAACCATTTACATTTTTAGTTGCGGGTAATTCTGATATATTTGTTGTTGGTAATAATGTTGTTACATTTGCTATGTAATTCACTTCAACAGTAGAATAAATACTTATATAATTTTTAGCATCTTGTACCAACGTAATAATATTATTTGAAAATGTACCTTTATTCCCGTTTATATTAAACAAATCAAAAGCATTGTATGTTATTACAACAGAATCACCTACTTGAGCAGATGTATCTGTTGGCAATATTATTCTGTTACTATCAAAACTACCATTATCTTCGTTTGTATTATAAACCTCAGCTCCATTTAATTTCTTTATAGAAACTACATTTTGCACTAATTCATTTAAATTTTGTACAACTAAATTATCTCCAGATGTAGATAAGGAAACTGTAGATGTTTCCGTTACTACTTTATTAACAGATATAACAGAACTAATGTTATGAGTTACGGTTACTGTATAACCATCTTGTACTGTTTTTTCTTCTCTCCTTATTGCGTTAGAATAGCCCCAATCCACAGTATCTATTGCTATTCTTGGGTTATCTGAATATTTAATTGAATCAAAGTCAACAAAAGAATCATGATAAAATATCCATTCATAATCAACTTGTAAAGTATCGCTTGATGAAGGAAGATTTTTACCAGAAATTGTTATTATACCATCTGTATTTAAATCTCCCGAACTTCCATTAGGATTTCTATCTGAAACAACATATCTTTCGCCTGTAGTTACATTTAATACTCTATTTACAGACCTAACTGGAGTATGCGACAATTGCAGTTGAGAATTTAATGATTTTACTGTGCTATTTTCATTAATTACATTTATTACTCTATTTATTTGAGTGATATTTGTAACATCTGAATATAATAATGTATCTTGACCGTTGAATACATTTTTAGATAAATTTTCGCTTCTATTTACAGAATTGCTTACCCAAGAAAGTTTATCTTGTCCCCAAGCACTTTCAGCAAAAACTCCAGTGTCTTTTAATAAAGTATAATTTCCAGTAGAATTACCATATTCATCTATTATTTGTGGAGAAAAAGTTCCACTACGAGAACCTATAACTTCTAATATGTTAATTATAGGTTGATTTGGAAGAGCACCGTTTTTTATATTCTCTAACCTTCTTCTTGTAACAGTTTTATTGCTGTCACCTGATATCTGCCCAATAGTATAATCATTTATAGATTGTGTTGCGTCAGACTTTCCAGATTTATCATTATAAATATAACTATCAAGATTTTCTCCTAATCTTCTTCCATAAACAAAAATATCTACTTTACCACCAGTTCCTTCAGATATTATTGTTGGCTCTCCATTTGTTAATACCAATTCTCCATTTTCATTTGTTTCTTGAATAGATCCATCTCTTGTCATCAATGGATCTCCAGGTACAACAACTATAGCATCTAACACTGAAGAATTTTCTAAAACTAAATTTTCATATCCTAATTCTGTACCTGTATTAGATCCAGAAAACACCGACAATATTTGCCTTGAATAAGAAGCATCATTTTGTACAGGAGAACCTCCAATAAATGGAGAAACATTTGTTACATTTGATATACCAGGTATGGAAACAGAAACTAAACCATATTTTGATATATTTCCTTGAATACCTGCACTAACAGCTTCTACAACAACTTCAATAGCGTAATTGTCTGTAATTCCAACAAAATCTAAATCATCTCTGTATGTTGTAGCTAATGCTTTATATTGTGCTTCATTTGCTGCTGATATAACAACACCAGATATTATTCTAAAAGAAACTCCATTTCTTGCATAAACTAAAGCACCACTTGCTACTGTTATATCAGCACCTATTGAATTAAATGTTAATAATGCTGTACCAGAAGCAGCTCCAGCCGAAGCTCTTGGAACATTAAAATTACCGCCTAAATTATCAAGATCTTCACCAACACTGTTAGTTATTGATTGTGAATTAGAAACTCGTAATAATTCATTATAAGTTTCAGCTATTCTAATAGATATAGAATCTATTAACAAATCTCTTGCTACGGTTCCCGGTTTTGTATCAAGATTAGGTTGAGCTATCTTGTAAAAATCAAGAAATCTATTAGTTATTTGGGATGTTGATAATATAATTGCCATCTTCTTATGTATACTGTTTTATTACTACGATTATTTTTACAAATTAATACTAAATCTTGCATTTGCTGTTGTTAAAGCCGCTGAAACTACAGAAGCTAATACTTCTACAACCCTTCTATCATTTTTATTTGTATTTACATATATATCTTTTATAGATAATATTGATTCCGCTGGAGATAAAACTTGCGTATTAGATTGAGAAAGTTGCATTCTTAATAAATTATCAATTGCGGTTGATATTTGAGCCCTTGCCGCTTCTATTCCAAAATCTAAATCAAAAGTATTTCCTATCAATGCTAAACCTACATTTGATCCATACCAAGGATTAACTGGATTTGCATTTAATGGGGTTACTATTATTTTTAATAAATCTTGCGTTAATTTATTTGTATCATGTATAGTTTCTAAATCACCATCTTTTATTCTAAGATCTCCACCATCTAATTTTAAATCAAAGGACATTTTACTCCTAATTCTTATCCGATTCTATTATAGCATTTGCTAATTTTAATATTAATGATACGTTTTTATCAAAACTTTGCATTACTTCCGATATAGAAATTAAAGGAGAATCTTGTTTTGCTCTTTCTTCAACCGTATCACTATGCAATGAAGAATCTCTAAATAATCTGTCAAAAGATTCATTGTCAAACATAGAAACCAATTCTTCCGCAGATATTAACCAAAATGAGAGCATTAAAGCTAAAGCATCTATAATACCAAAACCATTAACCTCTCCTAATATATAAAACAATTCAGAATTCGTTGAATTAAAAACTTTAATTCTTTTCTTTTTCTCATTATTTAATTCATCAAGTTCTTTTTTTAAATTTATTAAATCCGCTTGTATAAATTCTATAAATGAATTTGTCAAAGTGCATCTTATTTTATTTTTAATTTGTCCAACACCGGGTATTTCAAAACCAGGAATTTGAGATAACAACAATTCTTTAGATGCTATCTTTTCTTCTCTTTCTTGTATCCATCTTTCAAGAGTATCAAACACAACCCCATCATTCGTAAATGTTATTTTTTCGTTATCAAGACGAGATTCCATTTTGGATATTAATTGTTGAGCATTCTTTTTTTCTTTATTTGCTTTATTACAAACATCTATTAAGCTTATTAATAATTGTTCTACAATATATAATTCAAGTATAGATAAATCTTTTACAGATGAAGTAAATTCCGATAATGTGGTAGAATCAAATGTTTTTAATTTTTGAGATAATGATTGAGATAATTTATTATCTTCTGTGTTAGCTGATATATCTTTACTTAATCTTATTCTTGCAACAAATTCTAAATATGGTTTAGGTAATGAAACATCTCTAATTTGTGAATTTGATTCATTTACAAATGGAGCACAAACCATATTTACTGCCGGTATTACATTATTAGTTAATGAAGGCATACATTTAAAAGGTCTTAATATTTTTAAAGCTGGTTTATATTTATCTCTTTTATCAACAGGATCTATTTGTTGATCATATTCAAAAGCCGTTTTATTATCATCTAAAAGATCAATAGATATCGGTTGTTTCATCATATCAAACCTATATTGATATTTATAACTTACATTTTCAAAATTTAATGAATTTACATAACATAAAAATTCTCTTTTTGTTTCAAGATTAAATAAATTTTGGTCTTGCGAATTATCTATAGCATTTCTTCTTTCTATCTCAATTTGACTAATTTCATTTCCATAAAAACCAGGGTTATAAAATCTTGTATTATCAGATGATATTACGGGCAATCCTAAAATTCTATAAAAAGTATGACAAAAAGACTCTTTTAAATTAGGTATTGGATTTGGTTGAGAAGGATCTTGATTTTCATTAAATTGAAAATTTGATCTTAAACTGCCAACATCTCTCAATATTAAATTTTTTGAGATTTTAAGATAATCTAATTGTTGTTTATCAGAACTTTCTGAAGAAAATATTGTACTAACATCTTTAACCATTTATCCTCTAATCTCTTGAAATATCACCAAAATCACGTCTTGGTAATGGTAACACTCCTTCAGCATAACCATCATCAAAGAATCCAACAAATGTATATTCTTTCGATTCATATGTTACAGATGGTTGTTGATCAATATTATTTGGAGCAATTACTGTTGGTATTTGCTCTCCATTATAATAAACATCAACATAACCATCTCCAGGAGTATCGCTTGTAATTTCAGCTATAAAATTACCATATCCATCATATGTAAAAGTAGATATATCTCCAAGAGTAACTTTAGCTGTAAATTTTGTAGAAATACAAGAATTAATATCTATTGAAGACCCAAAACCTCCAACTAATTCATCAAAAGTCCTATTATCATCACTTATTGGTTTTACTTTTACTTCTATAGGTAATGTAACAAATTGCATCTCTGGAGTTAAATTTATTTGCGTATTGTATATATCTATAGATTGATCAAGTAATTGACAATAAGCAGTGTTTGCTTGATTTGATAAATCAACTAATATTTCATTCATACAATTATCAAAAGTATTTATTGCTGTTTCATTAAAACTTGAATTTAATGTATTAACACATTGCCTCATATTAGCTATAGCGCTTGTCATATCTGGTAAATCTACCGAAATATTTGGTCTTAATGGTTTTTCATAAACCTCATCAAAATGAGCATATTCTTGCTTCATAGTAGGTAAGCATCCAATGGTTACTAATCCATACTCTACCAAAGCTTCATAATTTGCTTTTACTTGATATGATTTTAAAGCAAGTTGAGATTGACTACCATTTCCACTTATATTTGGATCATATCCAGTCACATCCTTTAATAATTCTTTTATAGTTTTACCATTATATCCATTAAAATCATCTATTGTTTGCCCACCAGATATTGATAAATAACCATTGTTATTTGTTGTATATTTTGGAATATTTGCAATTACATCTAATAAAGCTCTAAAAGTTGGAAGCGTAACTACAGTATTTTCAACAGTTATATCTCTTGCCCCATATCCATCATTTGGGTCTGCATTTATAGTTATATCTACAAAATATGGAATTAAACTTTCATCCATATCTTCAGTTATTGTTTTATCAAAAGGAAACATCGGAAAATATCTATTTTCATTAATAGGTTTGTATTTAATAACATTTTTAAATTTTAAAGCATCGGCTAATGAATCATCTTGTAAATATACAGACTCATTTCTTATTTTAGCTACAGAAGTAGCCGGGAATAATGAAAATGGTTGACCGTAGACTTCATTGCAATACCAAACAAAAGCATTGCTTCCACCTTTCATTCTTAAATTCCAAATTTCAGGGCTTTCGCTTATTTGTAAATTTGGTTCTTGTAAAAAGGACGCACATAAATCATCATCCGTTAAAATACTTCCGCTTGAACTTCCACCATTACATACTTTAAAATTTTTATTTAATTTACCCTCTATTAAAGCAAATATTAATTCTATTATAGATAATAAAACAAAAACATGTTCAAATAAACACATTAAATCGGAAAGTTTTGCTATTATCGCAAGAGCCGAATTTGAATTACCATCTCTTAATACATTTTTTAATCTTTTTATATTTCTTAATAACTGTTCTATTAATCTTCTTATTAAATCTATTATGTATTCTATTAATGCTAATAACAAAGCTAATAAATTTAATAACAAAGCTAACAAAGCAAAAAATGGCATAACAACTCTAACAAAAAGAGGAAAACATTTTCTTATTAAACATTTTATTCTTTTTATCATTTTTCTTATACTTTTAAAAGCTGTTAAAACATTTATTATACAAATTATAATTTCTATAATCGACATAATAAAATTATACATGCTAAGGAAAAGATTTAAACTTTGTAATAGCCTTGCTATAATCTCAGCAATCGTATCTTGAAGACTTCTAAGAATTCCTTCTAATATACCTCCACCTGGTAAATTAAATCTAAGCCTTCTTATCCAATCTAATAAATCTTCAGGTATTCCATCAGGTAATTCAATACCAAATGTTGGAAAGTTTAAATCAGCAGTAAAACCATCTAAACCTGGAATTGGAGGTAAAATAGGTACGTCATATTGATACTTTAGTGGATCACAGTTTTTATTATAAGCCATTTAAATTGTCCTCCGATCTAAACCTCTTTCTATAACTCTCGCACCACCATCTGGCTCAAATACATCATCAAATTTTCGAGATTGTCTCGTAAATCTTACATCATCACTTGAAGAAGTATGCCCGTATGCTATAACCTTTTCTCCATTAAGAAATATATCTCCATTTGAATTAAATAATATGTCTTCCTCAGCTCTAAATTCAATTCTCTTTGGAGAACAAACTAATACGCCTTCATTATCAATAAGTATCCTTGTATAAGAAGGACCATTTCCTTGCATTACACGTACCTCAAATCTATTTGTTTTAAGAGGACCATCCAAAGTGCCAGTATTATTAAATCTTTTATCTGGAACGCCATTATTTGGATCGTCAAGTATTTCTCCTCCAATTTGAAGATAATAGTCTCCATCCGTTTGAGTTGCCATACTTATTCCATTTAGATCGGCTCCAATTCTTTGAACGATACCTCCTTGAGTATCTAACCATAATGATTGTCTATCTACGGTATTTGCTCCAACGCTAACATTAAGCATACCATCAAAAACAGCTGTACCGGATCTACCTCCAGCGTTAGCGTCATCTCCACTTATTTGTATTTCTTTTGTAACAATTGATCCTTCTCCAGTATGAGCTAATATATTTCTTGTGCTATTTTGATCTTCTACTTTTGTATCTGGACCTGAAAGTATTCCTGTAGCATGATATTGATCAAAATATAATGGAGTAACGCAAGTTGTTGATATATCATGAAATACGGTTCCTACTTTTATTACTTCTGAAGTTATTCTATCTTTTGGTAATAATTTTTCATCCCCAGATATTTTTATATTTCCATTACCATAACTATCTAATAAAATATCTTTAGAAACTTCTTTGCTTCTTTGGTAATAATCATAATCATAATCCCCATCTTTTTCTTTAGGATTTACTGTTGTATAATTTTCATATCTTGATAATACAGAAACATTTCCTTTTTCACTGGAAGCCGGTACATTAAATTTAAATTGACCTTCTTTGTCAATATCTATAAACATTCGGCTTCTATTTTTTTTATAAATTTTATCTATAAGAGCATAATTATCTCCAAGCCCCGATTCTATTTTTAATTCATCCGGATCTTTTCGTGCATTTAATTCCCAATGATATGCTATATTTTTTCTATGAAGTTCTCTTATTTTATAATAATTTTCTTCGGTTCCATTTAATGTAATAAAACCCTCTTCTTCTCCAATAGGAAGTATATTTCTATTTATATCTAATAAATTTCCATATATATCCGAAATGCTTCCTTCTATTTTTTCTATTAATTGATTTGGAGAAACAAGGCTTAAACTTAAAACATCTTCTTTTCTAATTCTTCTTGAAGTTGCTTTATTTACTTCTATTTTAGGATTATCTTTATTCTGTTTTTTTGCTTCTTTATCATCTGATTGTATAAAGTTATCATAACTATAATCAGAAAATTCTAATATAATACTTCTATTTTCAACAAATGATGGATTTCTTTTTCTACCATTTATACTTTCTTCAGATTCTTTTAAATCTGGATCAAAATTCACCGGAGTTAAGTTTTTGTACCATCTTGATATAATTCTTTCATCTAAATTTAAATTATTTTCCGAATCTAAATCTACAATTCTTCTATCTCTTAAAACAACACCATTTAAAGCAAACCCAGCATTATTAAAATAATAAGATTGATTTGATTCTAATGTAGACGTCCCACCTTGAGTACCATTCGCTGAACTTGAATCTAAATTTAAAGAAGATGATCTTTGAGTTCCTAAAAAGGCTCCATTTGTTGGAGATAGTTTTAATTTTGCATCATTCTCTGTTCTTAATATAAAAGAACCAGCTTCTATTTTTGTAATTTCTGTATCTTGAGAATCAAATGAGTTATCAAAAAATAATGAAGATATTCCATCTTCAGATATACCTATTTCTTGAATTCTATCTACAGAATATCCTATTTTATTTGTTATGTAATATATATTTGAAAACCCAATTTGACATTCAACTATATCTCCTTTTTGAAAACCATACCAAAATCCAGTATTTTTATCTGGATCTGTCATAAAACCAGAAATACTTACATTTTTTATAGACTGATCGGCTAAAACATATATTTCTGCGGTTTTTCTTGAAAAATCAACGCTTAAAATTTGAGCTAATCTTAATCTACCAATAGCAGGATCGGTATAGTTATCTTCAAGATCTTTTTTTACTCTGGTAGAATAAATTGATGATAATGCTTTATTTGTTTTTCTTATAACATCTATAGAATCTCTTTTTTCTACCATTTTTCCCTATGTTTGTGTTATAGTGACAATTGATTTAAAATTATTGTTTAATTGATTATAAAAATCTTTCATTTTTTCAAAATTTAATGGTTTTGATGTTTCATTTGGACTAATTCCAGGACTTGCCACCATTCCTTCAGTTTTATTTGCTGAATTTATAGCAGAATTAATAATTTCTTGACTTGGAACTATATCAGTCTCTAACCATATATCTATAGTTTTATATAACAAAAACAAATTTCTTTTATTTGGTTTTTCTATATCAAGAGTGCTAATTATGTTATCTTGATTAGCAAGATTAATACTTTTAGATGATGGATTTCTTACTCCACCAACATTATCTTCTAAAATTTTAACAAACATAGGAATTCCTGGTAAATATACATCAGAATTTGGATATCTTCCAACAATTTTACTTTTTGGTATACCTTGGTTAATTAACCTTTCAACAACTAAACTTGCAGCTTCTGAAAGTTCATAATTTGGCACTTCATCATAATATACTCTTACCGTTATAGCTCTATACCCTCTATTTTCTTGAGGAAATGTTGCATCAAGCAATATTGATGATTTTGCTAATATATCTGTAATAACCGATATATTATTTTCTCCAGAATCTCCATCAACTAATTGTTGTAATGGTGTTAAATTTGTTTTACTTGATGGAACTCCAAACGCTGAATAATTTGGAAATACTACAACTCCTAAATTATTTCCTTTTTCCATTCCTGTTGTTCCAGGTCTTGAAACTCTAAAATTACCAATATTAGAATAATGTCCTTTATATAAATTTTTACCTATAATATCTAAAGGCGTTGGTATATATTCTCCAGGCGAACGACCATAATTTAAATCAAGATTTGTTGTATAACCAGATCCATACGAAAAATTATGACTAACAGATTCACTATAAAATAATAAACCTCTATCTTCTATATAATATACCTCTCCAGGTTGTATTGCTTCATTTCCACATACACTAACAACGTTTCTTAATATTTTTGCTCTTTGTTGATTTAATAAAAATATACAATATGGAGCAAGTTGTAATTCAGCATTATTTAAAAATGGTAAGTATGTTCCTGAAGTAGTTTTCCATCCATACATTCTCCATAAATCATAATCTACACTCCAAGCATTTGATAGTTTTAAATTTCCATCAATTTGAAAACCCTCTCCTCCAACCAAACCTCCTTGTTCAGCACCGGTAACTTCTATTGATGTGTATTCTGGAGAAGTTTCCTGATAATCCATAGATATTATATCTGATTCTTTTATTATAAATCTTTTACCCGATCCTGGACCAAAATCATCTTCATATTCATTTTCAACCATGTCTCTTAAAAATGTTGGAATGTCTTCTTTGCCATATAAACTTGGCATTAATAGTTTTGAATATATACCCGATTCTGGAGTATTAAATTTTTTAGCCGAATCATAACTTTTTACAAGATTAACCGCCGTAGTTAATGCTTCAAATCTTTGATTTATAAGACCGGAAAGTTTTCTTTGTAAATTTGTAACATCAATTGGAGATAATTTGCCATTTTTAGAATTAGGTAATAATTGAGGAACCGTTTTAATCATTGAACTATCAACCGGAACATTCATTTTTTTAGAAAGTCTTAATCTTATTTGTTGAGCGGTAATAGATAAATCATTAAAGAAATTTTCATTATTTGAATATTTATTATATACATTTACTAAAGTTTTATTTTGCTTAACTATATCAAAATTATTAAAAGTATTTGCGGCAAGAGTTAATTGTCTTACATATTTATCTTCTTGTATATCCGGAGTTTCCGGAGCTAAAACTATAGGAGATATAGATTCATTTTCTTCTTTTTCTGGAACTTGATCGGATTGTATCAAGCCTACCGCTTTTCGAATTCCTTTCATACTACCATCTTCTTCCGTAGCAAATATAAAATCATTTTTTTCGGTATAATCTAAAGAACCTTGTAATAAAGAAGAAATGCTATTATCATCTCCTTTTGCTCCAAGAGCTATAGCATATAATCTTATTTGATCTTCTATTATTTCTATTTCCGCAAAAGTGGATTCAAGTCTATTTTTAAATGTATTTTCTAAAAAGTTAGGATATACTTGAATACCATATTCTTCTTTAGCTCTCATCATTTTATATAATACCGAACTTGGAATTCTATTATATTTTGGAGCCCTAAATTCTATATGACCTTGAGAATTTGCAAAAATTTCCATGCCTATTTGAGAAACAGCTTCTTTAACTCTTTCAGAAACCGTAAACCAACTTGTATTCATATATTCAAAATTTCCCGTTATATTTTTGGCTATGGATTGAAGATCATAATCTAAATCATATTCAGACCCAACTATAAATAAATTTTTATCTCTGTTAGCTTTAACCTCCCAAAGTTTTCTCTTTGTATATTCATTTTGTTTAGAAATCTTTAATCTATACTGTTCATCTCTATCTTTTTTAGATAATGAAGGGAAATCATCAAAAAATACATTGTTTCCTATAACCATTAAACTTTTTGATATTTGACTATGACTAATAGACTCTAATATAGATTGTTCATGTAATTTTATTTCAGCATCCAACTCTAATATCTTTTTTATTATTGGAGTGGTTATCGCTTTATTTTTTGTTTTTATATTTATATTATCTAAATTTTTAAATGTATAAGTTCCAACATCAAATTGAGAAGAATCCCCTTCATATTTCATTAATTTATCTAATAATTTAGTTCTTTCATTTTGTTTTTTTACAATAGTATTACTATGAGCAAAAGACATTAATTGTAAAGCCATAGTTCTACCAAATGTCTCCGGATCTACATTTATTTTTTTAAATGGAACAAAATTACCCCATATTTTATTTTGTTTTTTTATTTTTCTAAATATACCAGAAAAAAAGTCCGCATCCGGTATATATGCAGATTCAGCATTTATTGTTCCTAATTCTGTAGAAGAACGAACAAATGTTTCAAAGTTGTAAGGTTCTCCACATATTAATATAGATAAAACATTTACAACATCTTGACCTCCAAATGGGTTTTGAGCTATTACATTAGCTATTCTATCGGTTATTAATCTTGAAGCTATAATTCCATCGCTTGTACCCGATTGATTTATTATTGCCGTACCAATACCTTTTTTCCATTTATATGTAAAACCATCCGGAGCATCAAAAACTCTTCTCGCAACATTACTATAAGTTCCAGTAAGTTGAGTTAATCCCTCTACAGGCTCATAATCCGGTTTTTTGAATTTTTCGACGGTCATTAATTGACCGCCATATTTACCATCTTGAAATTTTAATAAATTATCTTGTATAAGCTCATTATTTCCAGATAACAATTTAAATTCAGAAATATCAGGTAACAACCCATTAGAAGAATCAAAATCAAAATCAAAAGGAGTTAATGGATCATATAAATAACCATTAAATTGATCTAACCCCGGTTGAGCATTAATTATACTTTGATTAAAATAATACGTATTATCCTTACAAGATATTGTCATTTCATATCTTCCATCATTGTAATTCTCTCTAACATTTTCAACAACACCACAAAAAACACATGTTCCGGCAGGGTTTGATGTAAAATTTGGTTTTAACGCATCCCATAACCACATGGGAAAATCATTTCCCGCAATTGCATTCTTATCCGCTTCCTTAGAATTATAAGAACTTAAATTTTTATCCGCTAATGCTAATATGTTAGAACCACCAAATAAAGAAGTTATATTATCAGCTATTTCAACTCCTTCAAACATCCCGCTTGCCTTCTGAAATCCCCCCTTTATTTCAAACTCTAATAACTGATCATCAACTTTTTGAGAATCTATAAATGCTGTAACAATATCCATAACTTGAATTAATTGCTTTCCAAAATAATTCAAACGCATCATTCTTCGTACTTCATTCGAATCTCTATTATATCCCTTAAAATCTTCAAAATTTTTAATTCTATTCTTTAAAAGTAAAAATGTATTATCATATATTCTATTCGCTAAATTTCTTTCATTCGAAGTAAATTTTTCTATTTCCGGCACGTTTGAATCATTAAGCTTAGAATAATCTATTCCAGAACCATCGGACGCCGTAATCTCTAACCCAATTCTATCTAAAATAACCGTTACTACGTTGTAAACCCGCGTTCTTATATTTGTTTGAAAAGTTACAACCGAAGCCCCTCTCTCTAATCTTAATTTATTTAAACGCGTTCTATCGTCTTCTATATCTATTTCTAATTCATTTGATAAGGTGTCAGCTAATGAAAACCCGGTATTTGATGTTTGATAGATTGCTTTTTCTATATCGCTTTCAGAAATATATAATAAATGATAAGGATCTTCTATAGATATAGAAGCATTTCCTTGTCCAAATGTTAATGAATTTGTACAATTAAAACTTTTAACTAAAGTTAATTCTATAACCCCGGTACCTATTCCAATTTCGCCTTGTCTTTGAAAACTAACATCTTTTACCCAATTTGTTATTGGACTAAATCCATTTAAAGTTAAGAGCTGCCTTATTCTTTTTATTTGATTTCTATTTTCATCTAAATATTTTGAATATTTATTTAATCCAATATCTCCATCAACACCTAATGAAGAGTCTAATGTTCCAGGTAAAATAGCTCCATCATTAAATTCCGAATCTATTTTATTAATTACATTATAAATCATCTTTGCCATAGGACTATTTATAATGCCTTGTTTTTTTATTGTATTTGTTATTTTTGTTAATTGTTCATACGCTCCAATTTCAGCACATTTATTTTCAAATAATTTTTTTGAAGCTTTAATAAAATGCAATTCATCTTCATCCATTCTGTCTGGAGAATAGTTATTAGCTAAGCTTGAAAACATTTTCTTTTTTATTAAAATAACTAATTCGGGAGTTTCCGTTATTATATTTCTATTATTTGGTTTTGTTTTTTCTTTATTAGCAAAACCATTTAAAATATAAGTCCTTTGAGCTGTTTGCTCTAATGAATCTGCTAAATTTTTAGCCGCTTCCGATAAAGCTCTGTTTGTATTTTCTGTTCCAAGAAATGCTTGATTTAAACCGGAACCAATAGCGGAAGATAAATTTGAAACTCCCTCTTTAAGAATATCTAATGAATTTGAAATCATACTTATGCCCCAAATGGTCCATTTATAATGGTGCTTATTAATTCAGCGTTTGTTTGGCTTCTTGAAGGAACACTTTTCGCATCATATGTATATGGAATAATATCATGATTTGAAGGTCCAGCAAGGGGTGTTTTATGCCAAGGAAGATAGTTTCTTCTATATCCTCTTTTTTGAGTTGCTGTAAAGTTTATCGTATATTCAAATATACCTAATCTTGATGCCGTTTCATTAACAGATATGTCATTAAAAAATCCTCTGTAAACTTCTCCCATCCAATACATTTCTATCGAAGAAGCATAATATGCTAATGTTGGGGCGGATATCTCAATAACTCTTTCTGGAGTATTTTCTAATCTGTCAACAAAATTTGTTATTTCATTTAAACCGGGAATAGCTACATTTATAAATTCATCTTCTTCTTGTTTTAATTTTGTAGCCTCTTCTAAAGCTATTATGTCAAACGCTATTTGTTCTCCTCGATATACATCTCGCAAAACATTCATACCTTCTACCCCCGATGATCCGGTATGACCTTGTATACTTATTTTTGTTAATTCTTCTCCCCAATATTGTATAATAAAACCGCCTTTTGTTCTTTGTGTTGTTATTTGTTTTGAATCTGATATAGAAATACTTTGAGGATTTATATACATTTCAACAATCCCTCTTTCCGGAACAAGCCATTTTAACATTCTTCTTACTCCATATTGAGCTTGACTTGCCGGTATTGAATCATTATATGCTTGATAATATTGATTAAGTAATATTGGATTGTTTGGATATCCAGCTACCGGAGCAGCAGAAACATATGGATTTGATGCCGGAACCGTCGCGTCTTTTTGCCCAAAATATGGAGATACTCTATTCATTTATCCTCTTCTACTGACTATATTTAAAACATGAGATATAAGATCATAAGATTCTTCAGCCATTGAATTACCGTTTTCATCTTTAATTGTTAAATCTAATTTCATTGCAATCGGTTCAAATTCTATTTTTTCTTTAGATGTTCTTGCTTTATCATTAATTACAACGCTTTCTACTCCAGAAAAAGCTCCAGAATTTAAAGATTTATCTATTCCTTCTGTTATCGCTCCAATTATATTACCACTCATATCAGATAATTTATCTATTTGAGTTTCTAAAGTTGCCCCAAAAGTTTGTAAAGCTGGAGTTGCTGTATTTTGTAACTCTTCAGCTAAATCCATACCTGCACCTTTTATTGTCGCCCCAAATAACTCAAATTGTTGAGCTGAACTTTTTGTAAAACTTTCAACTAAACCAACAGCAATTTGATTAGATAAATTTTGAACCGCTTCACCTACTAAACTTTCTTGAGCAAATCCAATTTTTTCTCTTTGATCTTCTCTTCTTGCCATTGCTTGTTCTACCGGAGCCATTTCTAATAAACCAACTCCTTTTGTGCCTTGAGCACTGACTTTATCTATATAAGTTTGATATAAATTATTTGTAGCATGTAATGTACTCTCAAGAGATTTAAGGTTTTCTGAAACCGTAGCCATTACATCCGTTTGTTTACTAACTATATCTTCACTATTACCTAAAGCTTCTTCTAAAGCGGTAGAAGCATTCATCATACCTGAAGTGCCAACTTCAGTTTTTGACATAACTTCTAATAATCTATTTAATTGCCCAGTATTACTTATTCCTGTCATACTTTGAAGCATTTTTCTTTGTACAAGAAATGCTCTTTGAGCTCTAGGGTCTTCCGTAGCTTCATTTAAAGAAATAGCTTCTCTTCCAGTTAAACGCTGCATAGATTCTTGAATCATATTTACAACTTCACCAGATCTTCCCTCTTGAAGCATTCTTTCAATATTTAAACCAACACCAATAGCTCCTCCAGGTCCTCTCATTCCACTCATAACCCCAATAAATGATTTCATTGGAAGTTGTATGCTTTCAACAGAACTCATTAAATTCTTAACAAGAGTTAATTGCCCCTTTATACCAACATTTGTTCCTTCAAGAGCTTTAGATACATCATTTAATACCGGAATTACGCTTTCAAGTTGATTTCCCCACATATCAAAAGTATCATCTAATGATCCCGCTAATCCGGATAAATCCGAAAATCTCATTCCAAGCTCTTTACTGGCTTGACTCATAACCGACATACGTTCCGCCGATTCTATAGCATCTTCTCCAAATTTATAAATCATATCCGATGCAATACCTAACCCTTCTTCCGTACTTATACCTATACCCCGAGTTACCCTACCTATTATCTCAGCGGTAGACATAGCATATGTATTACCATCAATAGCTATGTCTTTATAAATTTTTCCAAATTCTCCAGGTAATTTACCCATAACATCCATTATTAATTTATGAGCATCAGAAAAATGTATCCCTAACATGTTTCCCGTTTCAGCAGACTCTCTTGCTATTTTATTCATAGCATTTTCATTTTGACCAACCATCCCTTCGGTTCCTTGATCATATACATTAAAAAAGTTACCTCCGGTTTGAGCTGCCGACATTATCGCATTTTCAAAACTTTTTACCTCATTAACAGATTTAATAAAATTTTCATACATCTTTGCTTGCTTCGCTCCAAACTCTCCTTGCAAAGCCATTATTTTACCAATACTGTTTGCAAATTTAAGATTTGCCGTATTAGCCTCTTGAGAATGTTTAGAATATTCCGTTAATGCAATTCCAGCATCTAAAGTACCTTCCGATAACATTTGAAAAGTAAGTAATGTATCTACCCCAATTCTCGCTAAACCTTTATTAGCATCTATAGCTCCAAAAATTGTTTTAGTGGCTTTTGCTAAACTTGCATCAAATACTTTAAAACCCTCAGAAGACTTTTTTACAGATTCTGTAGTTCTATCGGTTTTATCTTTAGCTTCAGAAGAAAGTAAATTAAATTTTTCAATAGAAGATGATCCCCCAGTAATACTTCTTGTAAATTTATCTATTACAGAACTTAAATTACCAATAGAGGTTTCAAGTCTATTAATTATATCCGCTCCACCCGTTATCTGCCCTAATGCGTCGGTAATATCTACCATTTTTACCTATTTCTTCTCCGTCTTCTATTGCTATTTTTAGATTTTACTTTACCACTATTTTCAACAAATTTTGTAGCTTGATCAAATCCCTCATCATCCGATGAATAAGTGTTATTTTCCATATTTCTAATCTTCTTAGCCATCTCCGGATTTGAAAAACTTCCAATAAAACATCCCAAATCTTTCATAAATTTAGCTTTCTCTTCTCTTCTCTCAATCCAAGAATAAAAGAACCACTTTTTAGTATATTCATCCATTTCTAAAATTCTCGAATCTGTCGGTAAACAATGGAGCCGCTCACATAAATAATCAAGAAAACGATGATCCGGCTCTTTTACGATTTTTTTATATCTTCTATTACCTCCTTAGCCTCTTTTTTATCTTGTGGAGGCTTAATTGCTACTTTTTCTTCATAAAATGTATGTAATTCCGATATAGCTGTCTCGCTCATCTCTTCAATTAATGATAATCTCGTTTCTATATTATCATCCTCTCCTAAAATTTCAGAAATCTTTTCATCATCTATCGCATATAAAGCACAAGCTAAAGTGTAATTCCTAATATCATAAATCTGATCAACTTTTCTATTTTCTTCCTGCATTGTAAATGCCGTCTTAACAAGTAATTTTGATTCCTTAGCCGATAAATTTTGTAAAGTTATTACATGCCCATCAATCTCTGTATTTGCATACCTTCTCTTTAAACCTAATAACACTTCTATCTTGCTTTTTCTATCAGGATCTATAGACGCTTTTCTCTTTTTTAAATTCTCAATCTCTTCAATCTTTTTAAAAACATCCTCCCCTTCAGCAATATCAATTCGTTCATGAGCATCTAAATTTTCATTCAAAATTTCATTACCCTGCCTTCTATGCCGCTTATCATAAATAGGAATATCCTCTTCCTTTATCCCAGTTGGATCATCAACAGAATATCTCTTTACCTGATTTATTGAATCAGAATTTTGCGCAAGCTTTCCTATAGAGCTATTAATATTAGCCATAAATCACCTTCCTTTTATTATATACACCTAAGATATATATATCTTATTATGATGCAAGGAATGCTGCCGATATAAGACCAGGAGCGTCCATTGAACCACGTCTCTTACCAACATCCGCCGCAAGCTCATAAGGATCATATTGTAGAGGTATCCCCCTTTCTCCACCCTGAGCCGCTGGCTGCTCTCCATCTCCAATTCTACTTGATATCGTTTCCGCCTTCCAATTCATTGTGTCCGATATAATCCAGTTATCCGCTTGATATGTATAATTTATAGACTCAATCCATACATTCTCAATAACTGTTACAACCTCAGAACCACTGCCAATTTCTCCATTAAATTGATCTATAATCTCTATGTCAAATGGAATTCTTTGAGATTTAACATGCAAAAACCCTCGACTAAACGCTTCCGTTATTCTAAGCCTATCAAATCTAACCCTCTCACAACTTCCAGATATATCAGTTGATCGAGTCGGAGCAGAGTCAATATGTCCGTCCGTACCGGTCTCATCAATAAAATCTATATTCCTATTTTCCTGTATATTTATGCTTTTTATAGCACCGACCGGTTCATTACCCACCTTAATTAGAATCATGGTGCTTAAACCAATACCGGTCCTGTTTACAGTTGAACTGCCTGTATTCTGTAAAATACTTTTAGTCTGGGGATAAGGTGATTGATTTGCTGGGGCTGGTGTCGCCATTACTCTCCTAAATGTTATGTTTTACTTAAAGTTAATATATGTTTATTGACATGTTAAAATATTTTTTTAGCTAAAAAATAGTATATTTTTGATAACATTCATTGATTATAATTATTTAATGAAATTATAAAATTAATGATAATAAAGGAAAGATGGCTGTACAAACCTACAAAGACTACATTAATTTAGAAAAAGAAAAAAATATAAAGTTTTTAGAAATATCAAAAGATAACATTCCTAAAAAAACAGCAAACAAAACTTTAATTAAATGTTTAAATTGTGATTATAACTATTATAATAGTTATAGTGAATTAAAAAGAAAACATAAAACAAAATGTCCTAATTGCATTAAAATTACATATAATAATTATCTATTGATGCAAAACAAAAAAGAAATAACTTTTTTAAATATTTCTAAGGGTGAACTACCCCTCCCTAAAGGGAGGGGCTTCCTATCGAAAATGAGTAAACATTTTCATTCAAGGCATTTTGAAATTCGGGCAGTTCCTGCCCTAATTTTTTAAGTCCTATATTTAGAATGTTTATTGACGCATTAAAATCCCTATCATGTTTTGCATGGCAATATTCGCATTGCCATTCTCTATCGGAGAGCTCTAAGT